ACCCGTTTCGAAGATCATTCGGAGCATCTTCTTCCAAAGTTCCTTCGCATCTACTTTCTTAACGTCTTAAGTTCACCTGCTTTACCCTTTTTAACACATTCTGCATACTCATTTTCGAACTCTTACCCCAGCTTTCGTGAAGTTTCGGACATTCATATGGACTAAACAAGTACCAATCACCGTTCTTCTTAACTTGTTTAATAAACAAGTCAGGAATCCAATTGGCTGTATTCATATCATGAGTACGCTTGCGTTCGTCACCTGTGTTTTTCTTCAGTTCAAGAAATTCATTGATTTCACCATGCCATGTTTCTAGATAACCACAACCAGCACCCTTACGTTTACCACCTTGGTTAACTGCAACTAGCATGTCATTATAAATCTTCCAAAAATAGACTGCACCTTGAGACAATCCGTTAGTGCCTCGAATAAGATTACCAGCAGGTCTGAATGGAGTTAAGTCCATACCCAATCCACCAGCATACTTACTCTTGAGTGCCTCTTGGTGCAAGCCATCGAAGATACCGTCAATACTATCTTCGAAAGTTGAAAGAAAGCAGGACGAGAGCTGATTATGAACACAACCAGAATTAAACAAGGTAGGCGTAGATGACATGAATGTAAACGTCGACAGGACGTCATAGAACTTTTTAGCCCACTCGTTCTTATTTTCTTCTTTGATTGCAAGTCCCATTGCAACTCTCATCCAAAATGCTTGAGGTGTTTCTAACCTCTTTTGATCGATATGAAGAAGATAACGATCATAAATTGTTTGAATGCCAAGATACTCAAAATTATCATCGCGTTCAAGCTTTAGATAATTAGACAGATCTTTGAGATCAAACTTATTAAGTTCTTTTGATACAATACCCTGAGTAACAAGAGTTTTTAAGTTAGTGATAAAACACTTACGGTATTGTAGTTCATAAGCATCTTTGTCTGCACTTTCCTTGAACACTTCTTTGATAATAGTCTTGTGCAAGAGTCTTGCTGCTACTTTCTTATAAAGAGGTTCTTGTTCAATCAAAGCTCTTGCAGACTTAATAAGAGACTTATCAATATCTGAAGTTTTAACTCCATCAAATAGTTTAATTCGTGCATTATAGATAATACTATCTACATCTACATTGTCTAGATTTTCGCATGCTCGGACAACGCAAGCTTTAATCTTGCTCTCGTCAAAAGCAGCTTTCCGTCCATTTCGTTTAATTACATTCATATCAAATTCTATTGCTAAATATATAGGCTGTCAACCCGGAAATTCTCTGGTAAAAAGGTACATTTTTATTTGTAAAAAATAGGTCTGTATTAATGTACTGATCACTCATACTGCTTACATTATCAAAAGGGTAAATACCCATATCATACAATTCATATGAGTTTTGAGTATCAGCATTAAATTCAGATAACAAAGTTCTATATTCTTTAAAATCTGAGGTACAAGATAATAGTTTTATTAGATGTTTATAATTATAGTTACCTTCTAGAAAGATACCATAAAAATGTCTATTTGTATCGGTGTGTCTAATCCGTACCGGGTTCAAGCTCTCATCAATAAGAAGACGTTGCTCATCATACTTATTTTTTATCTGAAAACCATAAAACAGGAAAGCATCATCTTTTAAAAACTCAGTGTAATCTGCGTAACTTAAAGACAGTGAAGTATCACTTTGTAAATCTATTGGCACTAACATAAAACTATTATAAAAAAATGCCGAATTAGATCAAGATATTGGAAAGGTTCTAATTAAAATAAGATTCGGTAAACTATAAACTTTACCGAATCTTGATGAAGGTTCTTGAATTGTAACAGTAACTTTATCTCCGGTTACTACGGGACCTTGTATAATTTTTCCGCCTACCTGACGAATAACTTTAATTGCACCGGTATTTACGTCAACAGTTTTTAAGGTATTATCATTATGTAAAGTAACCGTGACTAAATCTTTGTGCATTTAAGTATTTATCACTTCTTAGCAGTAGTTTTCTTATCAAGAGCTCCTAAAATTTGATCTACTTTACTGTTAACTTCGGTAAGTAGAGTTTTATTAGCTTCAATAGAAGCATTTAATACATTAACGGTTTGTAATGAGGTGTTCAATTCATTTCTTAAACTGCTGATTTCAGTGTCCTTTTGATCAAGCTGTTTAAAAAGGTCATTAATTCTTTGAATTTCGTCTTGTGATAGTGCCATATACATCATTTATTGCATAGGTTGTCCTAATCCAGGTGGTGGTGTGGAAGATTGAGTTTGCCGCTCATTTTGTTTCTTAATTTCATCTGTTAAATGTTTAATTACTATTTTTGTTTCACCTGGGGTCATTTTAAGATAATCTGAGGGTGGTATATGTAATTTACTACTACAAATATATTCATAGTATAATAAGTTTTTTAAACTATCTGATAAACTAAGTTTTAAGATCGAAAACAATTCTTCTTGTTTATAATTAAAAGAAAATTTAGTTGAATCTTTTTCATTACGAATCTCAAACAAGTTAACTGTCTTTTGTCTAAGTTTATAGATATTATCCTTTAATCTTTTTAATAATTGATAAGGCAAGTTTTCTAGATACTGTTCAGATTCATTATATGGTAAATTTCCTAAAAATATTTTTTCATCTTCTATTTGAATTTTATTGACGCAGTCGTAAAATGAGTTAAAGAAAGAGATTTTAACCGGGAAACCACACGTTACTTTTATCCCGTTATATTCTGTAGTAAATGTTTTATCTTCGTAGTTATCCAATATTATTTTTTCTATAAAAGATATACTGATAGAGTTTTTTGTTTTATCTTTTGAAACTAAATCTAAAGTACCTCCTAGACAATTTTTACGTATATTGAGAAGAATTAAAAATTTATCTAGATAATTTATGTTGTTTACTTCTTTTACTAATTCATAAACTAGATTATCTAGATATTCACAGAGTAATTCATTATCAGATGTCTCTATAAACTTTTGAATAGTAATTAAATGATGATTTGTTATTTCTTTACAGTATACTTTTCTACCTTTTGTTATTTCTACAGGATAGTAAAAGTCTAAACTCACATATTATTTTATAATAATATTAGAATCCTCCACGCTGGAACGGAGATATGCGAGGTATAAGTTTATTCAGACCACCAGATGATATTTTATTAATAATATCAGGTAAAGGTAAATATAAATTGTTTTGAATTGCATAATTTGAATAACTCCAATTAGTAGTATTTATTTCCATACCTTCTGTATCGTAAGTTAAGTTTTGGTTACTTACTGATATAGGAAAACAATTATAAAATGTCCAAATTTTACGAGGTATTTGAGATAACTTTTGATATGATCTAGTAAATTTAAAATAGAAATAGTAGTGGACATATCTCTAAAATCTCCGGGTGGTCTTGCAACAAAACCAAAATGACTTGATAACATTGACCAAGGTCTAACTACAAAATCGGCAAATGACGTATTTGTTTCCCTAAATTGTATAGTTAAATTGTCAAAAGTGTTTTTACCTTCACTTACTTGACCGGGTATAAAACCTCTTTGTTTATCTCCAAATATTTTATTTTTAGAGACAGCTAAATTTTGAGCACTTGGTATATTAACACCTTGAGCAAACACACAACCAATAACTTTATTAAGAGGGTATGATTTTAAAATGCTTACTGCTTGGGATATATCAAAATTATTAATATTACCTTGTCTATCTTCTAATGATTGAATTACCTGGGTTTGTAATAACTGAGGATAACCTTGAATTAATAACATCCATTGTGTTCGTAATGGAATGGTCGTAAACCAAGACTCCATTTGAGCTAAAAAGAAGTCTCTTGTACTTATTAAAGGTGTGCCAGGTACAGTAAAACCAAAAACCGATGTAACTGATGGTTGAGATAGAGGATTTTGACCAGTGAGTAACCCACTTGCGTTTTGACCTATACCTCTTATTACATCTGTAAATGGATTATTCACTAATATTATTTAGGTTTGTTATATAATGTAAGGGTACCTTTAAAAAATTCTTTTTTACACTTATATTTTTTAGATAATGATATCCAAACTTTTTGAGCTTCATCACTTGCACTATGAAAACATGTTTTTAAAGAACCTTCACTTTTAATTACATGTTCATATAAACATTTACCATAACCTTTACCTCTAAATCGGTGTTCTATAAAAGAAGAACCGACAAAAAGGTAATCGTCTTGCTTTTTGTCGGTATATACTGATAAACAACCAGCTCTAGAACGTTTGACGTTCTTTTTTATATACATTACATATTCAGTGAAGGTCGGTCCCTTATCGACCTCGAATATAACCTGTGTCATAAATCATATTAACGTCGTCTAAAGTAATGGTAAGCCATTGTTGCAGTAAATGTAACAAACTGACCACTACCTGATGAAATGTTGTACGTTAAATCTCCAACATTTCTTACTGAAGCCCCAACTAGTTGGTACTGAGCAATTGCATCTAACTGAGTATCTAATTGAACTAAGTCGATAACAGCAGATTGTCTTGGTGCAAAGTAATTACCGGTACTAGTTGCATCATCAAAGATATCTCGAGACATATCTTCAAACTTCTGTCTAATTTGTGAGTTTTGATCACAATAAAAAGCGAGACTATAACCTTCACTACCTGGGTAAGTTGCATTTCCTGAAACATTAAATGTTAATCCCATGTAAGGTACCGGTACATTTGTTATTGTTCTACCCGGTAAATTAGCAGCAGTACAGTATACAAGATCGTCTTCATCAAAAGTAACGGTGCTAGCACCGCCAGAGTCTATACTTAAGACCCTGAATTGAAAATCTCTTGCGAAATCACGTTCTACTGCTACTCTGTAAAAATCAGAAATTGTTTGACGTACGTCTGGCATATCATTATTTATGCTAACTAGTCATCTTTTGATAAAAAAAGCCAGGCCTTTCGACCTGGCTTAGACTGTATAGCTTGTGCGACTTCTTATCCTACTATTTCGCTGAAGTCCTGGCCAGTCCTTGTAGCGTAGAAGTTCACCAAAATAAACTCAGCAGCTCTAACTGGTTTCAAGTAAATGTCTACTACCAATTCGTTCGCATCGATGACGTCTGGCGTATTATTACGTTCGTCGCAAACAATGAGATAATCATATAGGCCTTCATTGTTCTTTGCATCTTCGAAGATTGGGGTTAGAACGTTTATGACGTTAGTTCTGGTAAACAGGGTATTTGGCTCGAAGACAAAATACTTGACTGTTTCCCTTGTACGTTTTTCTAAGTAAAGGAACAAACGACGAACATTTACTCGGTCGAACGCACTTGGTTGGGTCTGTAATGTCTTCTGACCAAAAATTACGAAACCTTCACTAGGGAAGAATGCAACTGGGTTAATATTAACCTGATCGTATAACTGATCACGCTGCTTTTGATTAGGATAAAGAGCAATGTCATTAACTCTAATCAACCCTCTTGTGAAGCCAGCTGGTGCATACCAAGGAGCAAAATTAGCATCTGTTCTTGCATAATTTGCTGCAGCAACACCAGAGAATGGAATCCAAATCTGACCACCAACACCTCCATCATATACTTGAGCGTATGTTGCATATGCAGCAGCATAATTCGTATTAATCAACGAATAAAGTTGCTTCAACGGTGTTAAGATATTAAGCGGGAATGTCTGACCAGGTACGTTAATACCTTTAGTATTATCTCCCGTTACCAATATCTGTCTCAATGGATCAGAAATGTAAATAAAATCTTTTCTTACATTTTCTGCAAAGTTAATAAACTTAGTTTGAATTGTATTCCATGCACTTCTTAGATTAGATGCATTTGTTGTCAACTCAATACCAGTTGCAGATAACTCGTTAATACCTAAAACACTATCTCTATCATCAAAATAGTCATTGTTACTAGTATTATTTGTTGTAACAGTTGTGTAATTGACTGTAGTGTGAATTGTACCTAAGCCTGCTTCAGGAATAATATCTAAATCAAACAAGTCAATATTTGCAATTCTATCAAAAACACGATCTAACTTATCAGGTATACTACCAATCTTATTATTACTTGCTTTAGTAGTACTATACTTAGCAGCTGGTAATGCAGCAGCTTCTCCCATGTTGTACGTTGTACCGTATGTATTAAGAGAAGAATCTTTAATTGCAGTGCCATTAGCTACCTGAGTTACGTCATCTGACGTTAACCCGACGATTTGCAAATACGTTGCATCAGGATCACTACCTGTGTAAACGTTATTAATTAACTGATTGTTTATAACTCTAACACGTCTCTTAGGTGTACCATCATCGTTAAGTTCAGCGCCATCAAACCTACCAGAAATATTAGGGTTAATTTTAACCGCCATATTAACACTGTTATTTTGTAATATCTGAGGCAAGTAGTAACTAATTGGTTGACCACCGTTAGGGCTGTTAATTTGTCTGTAATAATCAATACTACCAAAATAACCTTCCTCTAACACA